ATACAACCAGTACGCGGAAGAGGTGAGAAGCGGGAAGCAGGTGGCTTGCGATTATGTGAAGCTGGCGGTGCAGCGGTGGTTTAACGACCATGAGCGCGGACATGAGCGCGGACTCTGGTTCGACGAGCAGGCGGCGCAGCGTGTGATTAAGTTTATGAGCCTGTTGACACAATTTGAAGGAAAGTTTCATGGTAAAGCCCTGATGCTGGAACCGTGGCAGCAGTTCGTGGTTGCTAACCTGTTTGGCTGGAAATGGAATGACGGAAGCCGACGGTTTACGGAAGCATATATTGAGCTGGCGCGGAAAAATGGAAAGTCCACGCTGGGTGGTGGTATTGCTGATTACATGTTTGCGGCTGATGGCGAGTATGGCGCGGAAATATACAGCGCAGCAACAAAGCGCGACCAGGCGAAGAAGGTTTTTGAAGCCGGAAAGTATCTGCTAAAAAACAGCACCAGCAAAAAGCTTCGCGAAATGGTGACTTTTCAAAACTACAATCTACACATCGAAGAAAAGTACAGCAAGTTTGAACCGCTGTCATCTGACCATAAGCGTCTGGATGGTTTGAATCCACATTGCGTAATTATCGATGAGTTTCACGCTCACCCCGATAACGGCGTATATTCGGTAATGAAATCCGGGATGGGCGCCAGGCGGCAACCGTTGTTGTTTACTATCACTACAGCCGGGTTTAACCGATTTTCGCCGTGTTACAATCAGCGAAAGCTGGTAGAAAATGTATTGGATGGCGTGATAGAGCAGGATAACCTTTTCGGGATGATATATACCCTCGATGAAGACGATGACTGGAAAGATGAAAAGGTTTGGATAAAAGCCAATCCAAACATGGGGGTTTCAGTAAGTGAAAAGTGGTTGCGAAATGAGATTGAGCGGGCAGATGCGGATAATACACAACTGGTGCCGGTTATGACCAAAAACCTGAATGTGTGGACTGATGCTGCAGAAACCTGGATAAAAGATGCTGACTGGATGGCTTGCGATATTGGCGCCTTGCCCGATCTTACGGGAAAGGAATGTTATGGCGGCCTCGACCTTGCCAGCACCCGCGATATCACTGCCCTGGTGCTGCAGTTTCCTGATGTAAACGGAAAACGACAAATATTACCTATTTTCTGGATGCCCGAAATGAATTACCAGGAGCGCGTGGAGCGCGATAAGGTAAACTATGATGTTTGGATTCGTGAAGGGTTTATCCGTATCACGCCAGGTAACGTAACGGATTACGATTTCATCAAAGCCGATATTTTAAAGATGGCTAAGCAATACCAAATCAGAAACATTGCTTATGACCGCTGGAACGCTTCGCAGTTGGTGATTGATTTAATTGAAGAAGGTTTGAAAATGGAGAGCTTCGGACAAGGTTATGGCAGCATGAGCGCGCCCACAAAAGAGCTTAACAAAATGGTGCTAAAGAAAAACCTTAATCATGCAGGCAATCCGGTATTGCGATGGATGTGTAAAAATGTCAGCATCAAACGCGACCCCGCTGATAATATTAAAATCGATAAAAATGCGGCGCAGGAAAAAGTGGATGGTATGGTGGCGCTGGTTATGGCCATCGGCGTAGAATTAAAAGGCGACAATAAAAAAACATACAATCAGCACGGCTTAAGAACCTTTTAAATTATTATTTCGACTTAATATCAACACAAAACACAATCTAAATCAGGTTATTAAAATCATTAGATGAAAAATAAGCCTGATAAATAGTAGTTGACGCTTGCATTTATGTGATAAAATGCTATAATTTAGCATCATTAAAATCGCATAAATGTCAGTAACCAGAATTAAGATATTTGGAATCCCGGTTTACAGTCGCGAGCAGGAGCAACGCGATGCTTCTGTGTCTAACCTTAAGAGCCCTAAAGATTGGCTTAAAAATATTTTTGGCGTAACCAGCAATGCCGGTGTGGAGGTAAATGAATCTTCTGTTGGCAATTTGTTGGTGGCTTACCGGTCTGTTGATTTACTGGCTAATGTGATTGCTAGCTTGCCAAAAGGGGTTTTTGAAGTTGAGCCTAATGGCGATAAAAAGAAAATACTGAATCATGATGCGGCTTTTGCACTCAGAAGGCCTAACCAAAAAATGACGGAGTTTGTTTATTTCCAAACCGTGTTATACCAGCTACTCACACGCGGGAACTCCTACAGCCGCATCATCACCAGCCGCGACGGCTACACTCTTAAGCTTTACGACAACCAGGAGGTTTCTGTGTATGAACATAAAGACCGCCTGTATTATCGTTTCCACGACAAAAATACGCCAGCCCGGCTATATACTTCCGATGAAGTAATGCATTTTAAAGGTTTAGGCGATGGCGTCATCGGCAAAAACCCGATCCAGTCAGCCCGCGAAGGATTTGCCACGGCCATTGCCGCGCAAAGCCACGGCAATCACAGTTTTAAAAACGGAAGTATGCCGCCTGGATACTATTCAACGCCTGAACATTTGAACAATGAAGCTTACGAACGCCTGAAAAATGACTTGGTAGACAGCCGGCAGGGCGTAACATCAGCCAATAAAACTCCGTTGCTGGAAGGTGGAATGGAGTTTAAAAACTTTGCGCTTTCGCTCGAAGATTTGCAGTTTATCCAAACCCGCGAATTTACAAACGCAGAGGTTGCCGGCTTTTTCGGCGTGCCGTTGCACTTGGTTTATTCAGCGATAAAGCAGGGCGGTTACAACAGCTTTGAGCAATTCAGCACCGAGTTCGTAAAGTTCACCGTCATGCCCTGGGTACGGAGAATTGAAGAAGAACTGGAACGTAAACTTTTTACCCTCGACGAGCAACGGGCCGGCAACTATGCCATTAAGTTTAACCTGAAGGGATTATTGCGTGGCGATATCAAATCGCAAACGGAGTTTTACGACAAAATGCTGTATCACGGCGTATTCAACAAGAACGATGTCCGCCGTCTCGAAGATATTAATAGCACGGAAAATGGCGATGAGTTTTATGTTGACTTGAATAAAATCCCTGAAAAAATGGTGGACCAGTATTACAAGAGCAAAATGACTAACAATAATTAGTATGGAAAAACAGGATTACATAAAAGAGATTCCACAGGCAGAACGTCGATTTTTTACGGCGCCCGTATCGGTGCAAAAACGTGCTGAGGGTGATGATAACATTGTTGAAGGGGTGGCTGCGATTGTGGAAAAAGAAACTGACCTGGGGTTTTTTCGTGAAAAAATAGCCCGCGGGGCATTTGATGATGTGTTGAATGATGACGTAAGGGCGTTGTTTAACCATGATCCTAATTTTATTCTTGGAAGGACGGCATCTAATACGCTTGAAATCGGCTTAAACGAAAATGGCGATTTAACGTATAAGTACACTACGCCCGACAGGCAATATGCTCGCGACCTTTATGATGCGATTAAAAGCGGTGATGTGGATCAGTCCTCATTTGCTTTTATCGTCAAGGAACATCGCTGGGAATTCGACGAAGAAAACCCTGACAATGATTTACGTACGATTGAGAAAATCGGCAGCCTGATTGATGTGAGCCCGGTTACTTATCCGGCATATCAGGATACGAAAGTGGCAGCCCGCAGCCGGGATGCCCGAAAAAATGATGTGAAAAAACCTAATTTAAAAACAAAATCTCGAAAAAGAAAACTTCAAATTTTATAAAGATGAGTAAATATCTGAAAAAAGTACAAGAGTTGCGCCAGGAGCGCAAGACAGCGGCCACGGAAATGAAACAAATGAACGATACCGCTGAAAAGGAAAACCGCGATTTTAACGAGCAGGAAGAAACGCGTTGGTCAGAACTGGAACAAAAGGTGAATAGCTTAGACCAAAAAATTGAACGCAACCTTACCCTTGAACGCGAAGAGCAGGAGCAACGCCGCGAAGCGGAAGAAGCTGAAAAGCGTGGTGAAGGGGAATATCGTGGCGGCAAGGAAAGCAACGCACAAAAGCGGGCAAAAGATATTGCCAACTTTAGCTTTGCTAAGGCTATCCGCCAGTACAGCCAAAACAAACTGGTTGGCATCGA